ATGTCACCCGCATTGTGATTGATAAAACTGGGATGGGGTCAGGCGTATTCCAAGAAGTAAAAAAATTCTATCCAATGGCAATCGGTCTTGATTACAACGCCGATTTAAAAAATGAGATGGTATTAAAAACGCAAAACTTAATTCAGAAACGCCGCCTTAAATTTGATGGTAACGAAATCATCACCAGTTTTATGACAGTTAAAAAACGTATTACCGGAACAGGAAAGATTACTTATGTTTCTGACCGTTCAGAAGATGCAAGCCACGGCGACTTATCATGGGCAATCATGAACTGCATTTTAAATGTGCCTTATGGTTTAAACGGCGATGTATCAAGTAACCAATCAACTATTTTCACTTTTGAATAGGATTACCAAATGAGCAAAAAATCAAAAAAATCAACCGCACTTTCTACTGGAAATCAAGCACAGGCGTTTAGCTTTGGTGAACCTGTTCCCGTGCTTGATCGTGCGGAAGTATTAAATTATTTTGAAAGCGTATTGATGTATGAGAAATATTACAACCCGCCGATTAATTTAAGTTATCTTGCCAAAGCCTTAAATGCATCTGCACATCATAACAGTGCGATCACGGTGAAGAAAAACATTTTGCTTTCTACCTGTAAAACGACCGCACTTTTACCACGCACGCAGTTAGAAAAACTGGTGCAAGATTATTTAGTGTTTGGTAATGCTTATCTTGAAAAAATTGAAAACACTTTCGGAAAAGTGATTGCGTTAAAATCGCCCCTTGCAAAATATATGCGCGTTGGCGTGAAGAAAGGCATTTTTTATCAGATAGTTAATGGCTTTGATGAATATGAATTCCCGAAAGATGCAGTGTTTAATCTGATAAACCCTGATGTGAACCAAGAGATTTACGGCGTGCCGGAATATTTAGCGGCATTACAATCAGCTTTCTTAAATGAAAGTGCGACATTGTTCCGTCGCAAATATTATTTGAACGGTGCGCATGCGGGTTCGATTATTTATATGACTGATCCAACACAAAACAAAGACGACATTGAAGCGATTAAAACTCAAATCCGACAAACAAAAGGCACTGGCAACTTTAAGAATTTATTTGTTTATATTCCAAACGGAAAGAAAGACGGGATGCAAGTCATTCCATTGTCTGATGCAGTGGCGAAAGATGACTTCTTGAATATCAAAAATGCAAGCCGTGATGATGTATTGGCGGCCCATCGTGTGCCACCGCAATTAATGGGGATTGTGCCTAATAACACAGGCGGCTTTGGTGACGTAGAGAAAGCAACGCGAGTATTTTTTATCAATGAGATTATCCCACTGCAAGAACGCTTGAAAGAGATTAACAGTTGGGTAGGGGAAGATGTGATCACGTTTACCGAATACAAATTACTACAATAGATCCTTTCAAAATAAACAGCCCGCAGAAATGCGGGTTTTTTATTGCGCAAGAACTGTTTTTGTCTTGTATAGTATTAATATCTCCCAAGTCTATTATATCAAATCAATCAATAAAACAAACTTTAAAGCCCTGTTTTAACCCGATTTTTCGCCCAAATGCACGCACGAAAAATCGCAGTCAAACCCTCGCCACGCCTGCGCAGTAAATGTGTGTGTTTCAACGCAAGTTTAGATCCCTTACAAAGCCTTTTCAGATCTACCGCCTTTCAGATCCTTTTAATCAGATCCTTTAACGCAAAATAACGCATAAAAATGCAAATTTTGATGCTATAATCTTTCCCAAAATTAGGCTAAATAACGTCTGAATTGGCGTCCTGTTTTTTATTGTAGTAAGCGTGGTAGTAAGCTGACTTTATCTTTGAAATATATCTTTTAAAAACAAAGTGATATTTGTCTAGATCAGTTTCCGCCAGCTCCACCACTAAACAACATCGCAAAAGATCACAAACGGTCAAATTTATTGAAAAATCAATGATTTGACCGTTTTTGTTTAGTGTCTTAACACTGCTTAAAAGATCAGTTAATTTCATAAACGATCACAATTTTTAGTAGTAAAAATGGAAGTAAGAACTTACAATGCGCAAAATCTTACTACCATTTACAGAATTTTGTGATTATGGCAAAAATCATCAAACAGCTAACTATTGCACAAGTGAACAACGCCAAAGCGGCAGAAAAGATCTATTATTTATTCGATGGGGAAGGGCTGAAACTTGTCGTCAAGCCCAACGGTGTGAAAACGTGGGTGTTTAATTACAAACGCCCTTACACATTAAAACGCACAGAAAAAACCATCGGCACTTATCCCACTGTATCGTTAAAAGATGCACGTCAAAAAGCGCAAGAATTCCGCCAACTCTTAGCCAATAAGATTGACCCGCACGAATTTGAGCAAAAACAAGCCATAGATGCACTAAAAGAACAACAAAGCACATTCGCCCATGTTGCAAATGAATGGTTGCTCTATCGTGCGAAAATCGGCAAAGAACAAGGCAATTACACAGAGAGAACGAAAATTGACACAGAAAGACGTGTCAATGCTGCCATTGATTTAATTGGTGACGTGCCTTTCAAAGAATTGACCTTAAAACACGGCTTATCCGTGCTTGAACCTCATCGCCAATCAGGTGCAACGGCCGAATTGAAAAAGCGTTACTTGGTTTTAAAGTCAATCGCAGAATATGCCGAACGTTTTGAATATTGGGAAAACAACAAATGGAAATATCTTGGCGATGATCTCCCTGCAGTGAATAAAAACAAACATCACCCGTCAATCCATTACAAAGCGTTACCGGAATTTATGATCAGCCTTGCACGGGCCAACATATCCCAAACGGTGCGTCTTGCGATTTTATGGGGATTACTCAACGCCACAAGGGCGAGCGAAACCGTCAGTGCGAAATATTCTGACATCATCGAACACGAGAATTTACCGAATGGCAAAGTGTGGCAAGTAGTCATTTCAAAAGGCGGGAAAGGGGAGCGACTGCACCTTGTGCCATTAAGCAAACAGGCAGAAACCTTGCTTTCATATATCAAACAACACACAAACAAGGAATATTTGTTCCCGTCCACTTTATCAAAGGCGAGAAACGAAAAGCATATCAACAGCCAAACGCCGAATGAAGTGATTAAAACAATGGACGGCGGCAAATACAAAGGCACCATGACAAATCATGGTATTCGGTCAATATTCAGCAGTTATTGCAATGATAATCGCCTAGAACTCGGCTTAGATAAAGAAGTCATCGAAATTTGCCTAAGTCATTTGAATTCCGATGAAATACGAAACGCCTATAATCGGGCGGAATATCTTCCTTACAGATTAAAGACGTTTCAAGAATGGGCCAACTATGTTGAAAAATGTGCGAATGGTTTGTTCAAAGAAATTATTGCCGACAAGTCTTAATGTATTCGTTCAAGTCGCTTTCCGCAATCTTGCGGGAGCGACCGAATTTATAAGACTTTAACTTCCCACTAGAAATCCAACGTTTCACGGTGGCTTCTGAACAAATGCCCGTTTGCACGATCTCTTTTATTGAAAAATAGCGTTCCATTATAAATCACCTTCTTTCACAAATACGCCGTCAATCATACGCCCTTTGCGGTCCTTGATTTCATCCCATGCTGATTGCACACAATCGTGTATATCTAAATCAAAATAACGTGCAACTTCGACCATCTCAAGAAAGAACAAGCCAAATAAAGCACTAATATTTTCGGGACTACTTAACTCATAACTTAAACGATTCAAGCTTGATAATGCTTCAATTAAGCGGCTTTCAATATCAACGTTAAAATATCTGCATTGTTCAGCAATTTCAGCAGATGAACGCATCTCATCTTTCTTGCGTTGTGCGGCCAAAATCACCATCACCACAAAGCAATCCCCGATGCTATCTTTCACCACATCAATTTTATTTTTAGATACGCCACTGCATAGCTCCCCGAATTCTTCCATTAATTTAATGAATTGTTTTTTCGGTGTAGAACCTTCAATTAAATTGCGAGCTTCTGCCCAATTTTCGATATTTTTAATAAGTTGTGTTAAATCTGACATGCTATTTTCTCCTTAATCTTGTGGAACATTTTCAATCTTTACCCATTTTGGTTCATTTCTATTAGCACCTGCAGCGCTTAACCATCTAC